GGCCTGCTTACGGGCGATACGCTCGCCGAGCTTGCGGGCGATGAAGCTGTCGATATCAAACGCGCTGTCCTGCAACAGTTCCACCGACACCTTCAGCGGAGCGTTGGACGCGCCAGCAGAGGTGTACTTGAACGCGCCGAGGTTGACGGTCCCCAGGGTCAGGTCCGAGCCACCCGCGAAATTGGCGCCTTCAGCGGTGATCTGGCCACTGTTGGCGGTGTCATCGTTGCTCGGGTACTCGACCGTGTTGCCGGTGTCGGTGTTGTAGCTGTCCACCACAGCGGCCAAGCCACCGAACGCCTTGCGAACCTCCACCAGCTTCTGACGGAAACCGGGCGGCACCATGTAACCACCAGCGCTATCAGTGCCCACACTCTGGGCACGTAGTTCGGTGATGTCCTGGTTAGGTGTACCAGTGCGCAGGAAGGCGGTAAACGCGCGCTCCAGCCCGTCATCAGGCTTGACCGCACCGACGTTCACCGCGGCAGCCAGGGAGGCGTTAGGGGCCTCGTAGGCCGCCTGACGCTGGCGGATACCCTCGCTGCGCTGGGCGGTCTTTAGCTCGACTTCCAGTGCCTCCCAGCGGGTGGCCTCGTCCGCGTTAAGGTCGCGACCGCCCTCGGCATCTGCCACGTCGGTGATGCTGCGCTGTTCAGCGATAATCTGCTCAATGGTTTTCTTCAAATCAATTGCCTTTCGGTAGGCGTACCCGCGAACGAATGCGGATAAGTTGGGACCGCAGGCCGACGGCCTCCGGTTGGGAGCGCAGGGAAACGTCCGTTCCCTGATAGGCGGGCATGGTGACCACCGAGACATCAATGAGCCGTTTAGCGCTGGTCCGCGTGATTAGCTGTCGACCCTCGTGCATCGACCGAACCTGTTCGCCGGGAATGAAACTGAACGAACACTTTTTGATCAGTCCCGAATCGACCAGCGTGCGAACATCATTGGCGTACGAGGTATCTGGCAGGTCTAACTCAAACTGCAAGCCGTGCGAATCCGTGGACAGCCGAAGCGTGTCCGGTGTGCGGGCCAACAACTTGTTCATGTCGTGGTTGAGCAGGCCCACCACGTCCAGATCGGGAGCGGCGAGAGCAGACCGGAACATCGTCGGCGCCAGTCGCTCCAGATACAGGCCAGGACCAATGTCGGCTACCTGGTCGAACACGGCGGCGTATCCGCCGAGTTTGCGGCCGGTGATTTCGGTTTGTAGGTCCGCGAACCGGCGTTCAATCTCGGTCATGCCGCCGGCTCCTGCGGTAGGGCTCCCGGCGGGCGCAGTGTGTCCCCGCCCGCGATCGGTGGGAGGTTCTGCCGCTGCCTGGCCTCGTTCTGGGTCAGGATGCCGCCGGCCACCATCTGGCACAGCAGCGCGATTTCCTTTTCGGGGTCCGGCGCGAGCAGACCCTTGTAGTCGAACCGCACCGTTTCGTTATCCGGCAGCAGCAGCGACAACCTGGCCTCGATGCGCGCGGTCCATTGGCTGAACGTCCACGTCACCATTGCCCGGTGCATCTGCGTGATGCCGGTACCCCAGGAGCTCTGTTTTTCCGACAGGCCGACCAGGGTTTCGGGGATACCGAACCACGTTGCGACTTCTGACTTTTGGAACTCGCGACTTTGGAGCCATTGGGCATCCTCGTTGGACAACGACCAGGGGGTGATCTTGACGTTGCGGTTGATGAACGCGATTTCCGCAGCGTTGGATACGCCGGCCGCCCGCCGTCGCAAACCGTCCGCGATCGCCTTGGCGTCCTCTTCGGACACCGCCTCGTCCACTGTGGCGATGGCGGACATCAGCGCGCCATCCTTGAACATCTTGGCGGCCGACTGGTCGGCAGCGATTGACGTACCGAACACGCCATGGCGGGCCAGGGTGATCGGTGACAGTCCGCGAATGCCGTCCAGCGACAGCCATTTGACGTGTGTCAGATTGGAGTCATCAAAAACCCGCTGGCTGCCGTCGATGAGGGTTACCCGGTAGGTCTTGGCATTCGTCTGCGGATCAAGGTCGATCTGGACGGCTGTCGGGTGAATCGGGTTGAGCCCCAACAACTGCCCCGCACCGCCACGAATGTGGGCCAGATAGGCGTTGCCATGCAACAGCATGTGCATCAACGTGGTTTCGACCAGCTCAAACCTGGTCAGCGGTCCGACTGGGTTGTCCAGCCAGAGGCACTGCGCCGGCAGGGTCAGGCCGCCCTCTTGATGCACCGCACCTAGCGGCAAGCTGGCGATACCACCCGCGATGATCGCGACACACCGCTGGACCGCCGCGTTGCCAAGGGCTGAAACCTCGTTGACGTTCACACCGGACAGCGACGGCACAACACCGAACAACGGGAACGCGGCAGGATCGCTGATGCTGATATTCCGCTGCTCTGGCGGGTCAGCCGATCGCCGGAAAAAGCTGCTAAATAGGGACAAGTTGTCTCCTTCGTGGATGACGTGGCAGAACGGGAACTTTGCTGGCGAGACGCAGACCAGCGCGGTGAGAGTGGGAAAAGAAGGGTGCCAACGTCGAGCTGGGCCGATAGGTTGGGAACTTTTTGAGCCTCTGACCTGCGGTTATGCCACGGCGACATGTGACGGCCCGTCAGATCAGGCGTTGACCTGCGGCTATGCGATTCCGGCTAGAGCACGAACGCGGGAGCCTTGGGCTTTGCCACGTTGATGCTGGCCCGCGAGTGCGCGAGCACTGCCGCTACGGCAAGGTCGATCTTGGCGGGGCTGTTCTTATCGGCCTTGGTGATGACATCGCCCTGCGGCGTGGCCTGTACGTGACAGTTGGCGACGTGGCGCGCCAGCCGGGGGTCGCCGTCGTGGGTCAGCTTGGCGTCCATCACCGCGGCGTAGAACCCGGTGCACGCCGGCCCGAACCGTTGACGTGAGTACGTGGGCAATGCGATGACGCGGGTATCGCCCCAGCGCGCCGCCCACTCGGCTAGCTCTGATTCCCAATACGGTGGGTCACATACCATCTCGACCACGTTGTAGCGGGCGAACGCCATTGCTACCGCGTCATGCACTTCACGGCGTGGCACGCGCCATTCTTTGCGGCCGGGTTTCTCCCAGCAGCCCACGACGAACAGGTGCCCCTCATTGGTGCACCCAACCAGGGCGGTTGAGTCGCCCGAGTAGCTGCCGTCAAAGCCGAGCCATACGCGCGTGCCATCGGACGGTGTGAAGGGACGGGCAAGCGAATCCCATTGGCCGTAGGGCAGCCACGCCGATTCGGTTGCCGTCCAGTTCCCCAACGCAAAGCGCCGGAACTCGTGCTCCTTCATCGTCTGGCAGTCGTAGGCCAGGGCATCCATGAAGCCAGGCCGGGTGTGGCACGGGTTGGCGCGCTTCCAGTTGGCCCGATCGTCTAGCGGTGCTGTCGGGTCGCCCTCGTGGATGGTGCCGGCCAGGTCGCCCGCCTTGACCGCCTGATACAGGTCATGCGCACGACAGGTCAGGTCATAGCCGGGTGTGGAGATGCCGAACAGCAGTGCATCGGTGCGGGCGCGGCCCGCTTGTTGCATGCCGTCCCACACTTCACCGGGCAGCAGGTGAACCTCATCGGCTAGAACAAGGTGCGGGTTGATGCCTTGCGTGGCTTTGAATGTGCCCGGCCTGACTTGAATGAATGAACCCGTTTCGGGGCATTCAATCTTGTCTTTGTAAATCCATAGCGAGTCGCGTAGATATTCACTGCCGTTGATCAGGTCGTGCAATTCCCGCATGAGAACGCTGTTGAGGTTGCGCTCACTATCAGATATTGCGTAGACGTGGCGGCGCTCTTTCAGGCATATCTCAATAAGTGCAAGGCAGGCCGCTAGCCTGGTTTTGCCATTCTTCCGCGCCACTTGGGCGTAATAAACACGTGGCCGTTCGCGTGCGGCGAGCTCCCGAATAATGTCCGCTTGCCATTTATAGAGCTTTTCCCCGGTGACCTGTTCTATCCACGGGACCGGCGCGCGTTTGGGCGGTAGCGGTTTGAGGTTGGCTTTGACTTTCGGCCCTGCGGCCAGCGCCACTACAGCTCAACCCAGCGCCACACCGCGGCAGCCTTGCGGAACGGGGCGAATTCGGGGGTGGCCCCGTGTTCGTCCTCGGCGCTACGTCCGTACTCAATCGTGTTGACCTTGGCCGGGTCTTCGTCCGAAAAGACTTCACCAATTTTGATTCGGCGAGTGCCAATCCGTTTGTATTCCGACTTTCGAGACTTAACCTCAATGGACTTTTCAGTCTCACCAGTCAATACCGGGACGAATTCCTTAACGGTCTCCTCGACACGCGCGGGAATGCCCATAACTAATTCACGGAGCTGTCCGTCAGCGTCTTCATTAATTGCGGCGATAATCGCCTTTTCAATGTCCTTTTTGGAACTGGCCATAAATCGG